ATGACAACGCTTGAAGATCTGTACTACGGCAATATCGTTCCGCACGAACACAGTTTTAAGCGCGGGAGTGCTTACAGCGAAATGTTGAGCTATGTTATTCGGCATCAGGACAGCTTGATACCGACGCTTACGGCTCAGCTAAAAGAAACCTTTGAAAAGCTCAAAGACTGCGAGGCGGAACTGCACGGTATGAATGAGCGTGAAGCGTTTATCAGCGGCTTTAAGCTCGCGGCGAGAATCATGACCGAAGTGTTGTGTAAACCGTCAGAGGATTGAATAAGCAGAAACAAGGCCGAGCCGATTTTGCGGTTTGGCCTTGCAATTTTCAGTTCGACACAGCACGGTTAAAATCTGCACCGCAGAAAACAAAGAAAACAGTATTCCCGCAAAAGCGCCGGAATATACACTGTTGGCGCAAAAAACTTGACAGAATTTCCCCGGTATGTTATACTGCAAGTAAAGAAAGCAACCGACAATTGAATACACATATTTTTATTTTGAGTTTCAGACTCGCACTTACATAATCACCGATGCAGATCAGCATCGGGATTGAGTGCGGGTCTTTTTGTTTTGCAAAACAGCAGTCCTCTACATAACACGGCGAAAAGCCGTGTGAATTTAACAGGAGGAAAAACCAATGAAAGAATCTGTTTACACCGCTTATGAGAATCTGCCACTGTTCCTTAATGCTGAAACGGTAGCCAAGCTCCTCGGTATCTCCATCTCAAGCAGCTACGAGCTGATGCACGAGAAAGGGTTTCCGTCGTTGCGTATCGGCTCACGGCTCATCGTACCGAAAGAGAAATTTCGCGCATGGGTCGAAGAAAAGACGGGAGGCAGCATTTGAAATTCACCCGATATCCAAAGCGTGATGCGATCCGGGATTATTTTCCTCTGCCGAATGAAATTTTCAGCTTGGGTCTCAGCACCGGTGAGATTGCAGTGTATGCGTATCTGATGTACTGCGAGGACAGGAAAACATTTCAATGCAATCCAAGCTACAAAACGATTGGCAACGCTGTCGGTATGAGCAAAAACACCGTCAAGAAATATGTAGACAGCCTGATTGAAAAGCAGCTGATTACTGCAGAGCCGACCTCTGTGTACACGCAAAAAGGCGAAAAGCGTAACGGCAATTTGCTCTATACCGTTCGCTCGATAGAGGATGCGGTGGAGTATCATTACGAGCAGCAGATGATTCGTTTGGAATGCGAAATACGGTGTCAGTCAGCTTTGAAAAAACTCGCCGAATTTGACCGCAAACATGGAAAATCGGCGGTATAACGGCAGTTTTACGCTCCGTACGAAAATAAGCAGGAGAAAGCGAGGGGTTGCCTTGCCTTCCCCTCGCATGGAACAGCGGACGGCAACGCCGACCGCGCAAGGGTTTGTATGGCTTTTAAGAACGGTTATAAAAGCTTCAATTTAGGGGTTGCGGCGATAAAAACCTCGCTGATTTAGGGGTTGCTAATTTTACCGCAAATTTAGCTGGATATTCCGCCATGTATGTGGTATTGTGTTGTACTGCGAAAGGATGTGATACTATGGCAAAACGAAGACCGTCGGGAGACGGTATGGTGCGCAAGCGCGAAGACGGAAGATGGGAAGGCCGCATCGTTGTCGGTCACAAAAAGAACGGCGATCCGATTCACCGCTATGTGCTTGCCCGAACACAAAAGGAGTTAATCGTAAAGCTCCACGACTGCATCGAGATGTACCGCGATGCCGACCTCACCGAGGATTCGAATATGACGCTCGGCGAATGGCTCGACCGATGGATCAATGAATATATGATCTTCACGATTCGCGAGAGCACACTGGATTCTTACAAAGCGATGATTAAAAATCAAATCAAACCGTATCTAGGAGACAGACCTTTGTCGGCGCTGACCACGCAGGAACTTCAAAAATTCTATAACAGCGTCAAAAAGAAAGGTCGGGTGAAACCTGACAGGCTACACGGTACAGAGCTTGCCGACAGTATGGTGCGCGGTATTCATATGATGCTGCACGAAGCGCTGGATATGGCGGTGCGCCTACGGCTGATTGTTAAAAATCCAACGGTCGGCACAACGATTCCCAAAAACAATTATCCGCCGAAGCAGATACTCAATGACGAACAGCTTGAGCGATTCATGCAGCGCATCCGACAGGATAAGCGGTGGTACGATTTCTTCTACACCGAGCTGACCGCAGGACTGCGGCGGGGTGAAATCTGCGGACTGAAGTGGGAGGACTTCGATGCGGAAAACGGAAAGTTGAAAGTGAGGCGCTCGGTTGCTAAAAGGAAAGGCGGCGGATTGAATATCGGCGAAACCAAAACCGAGACGGGAACGCGCACGATTGTCCTGCCGCCGAGCACTGCGGAACTTCTGCGGAAGCGAAAAGAAACGGCAGTCAGCGAATGGATATTCCCGAATATCTATGAGCCCGAAAAACCGATGCACCCCGACTATGCTTACCACCGATTAAAAACACTGTTAAAACAGGCGGAGCTTCCGCTGATTCGGTTCCACGATCTGCGCCACACCTTCGCCACTCACGCGCTGGCGGGCGGCGTGGATGCGAAAACCCTGTCGGGAATCCTCGGGCATACCAACGCCAGCTTTACGCTGGACACCTACACCCATGTGACCACCGATATGCAGAGAAACGCTTCCACTATCGTGGGGAGCTTTATGGATGAGATTATGCTTGAAGGAGATGATACCAATCGCTAAAAAAAGAAAAAATGGTGAGGGCACATTACGCCTGCGTAAAGACGGTCGGTGGGAAGGAAGAATTGTTGTCGGGTACAATGAGAAAAGCCTGCCTATTACAAAATGCGTAACGGCGAAAACAAAAGCAGAATGTTCCACTAAGCTCGAAGCGCTGAAAGAACAGTACTGACGCTCTTCCGATAAAATTAAACCGGATATGCCGTTCGGGGATTGGATCGACTTCTGGTTTCAGACCTACTGCCGACACACACTCCGTATTACCACAAGAACCGACTATGAAAATCGCATTTACAATCATATCATTCCCGAAATCGGAAAAATTCCGCTGAACAGGCTGTCACAGTCGGATTTACAGCAATTCTACGCAAAGAAAAAGACAGACGGAAGAAAACTGCACGCAAAAACCTACGGAAAGGGACTTTCGGACAGAACGATAAGGGGGATACATGCCAACTGCCGCACAGCTTTACAGCGGGCGGTGCAGGAGGGCTTAATTCGCACCAATCCCGCCGTCGGCTGTAAGCTACCACCGAAGAAAGCACGGGAGATGCAGGTGCTCACGCAAAATGAAATTATCCGATTTCTGCATCAGGCAAAGGAAGAGGGATATTATGAGCTTTTTCTGCTGGAGCTCGGCACGGGAATGCGGCGCGGTGAAATATTGGCGCTCAAATGGAGCGACCTCAACTTCGCAACAGGAGAGCTTCGCATTGAACGGCAGGTATATATCATCAAGGCAGAGGTGATCATATCAGCGCCGAAAACAAAAGCCTCGATACGCACTGTTATTCTGCCGCCGTCACTCCTGAAAGCTCTCGGGGCGTATAAGAAAACGGTGGATTCGGAGTGGATGTTCCCGTCACCGAAGGATAACGGCAGACCGAGAAATCCGTCATCGGTTAGAAAACGGTTACAACTGATCTTGGAACGGACAGGCTGTAAAAAGGTGCGCTTTCACGATCTGCATCACACCTTTGCTACCATGGCGCTGGAGCACGGTATGGATGTGAAAACGCTCTCGGCAACTATAGGCCATGTGTCCTCGGCAACCACGCTTGATATTTACAGCCATATCACCGATACCATGCAAAGGCAGGCGGCAGTGCATATTGACCGCAAAATCGGCGGTACAGACGCCCAAATGCCGACGATAGCGTGGGAGGAAAGGAAAGATACCGCCCCGGTCGAATTCACGCCGTACAAGCCCAAAATACAAAAGCCCGGGACGGGCTGTGTCACCATGATTAACGACCACCTCTACGAGGGACGGTACACACCAACCAATGCCTACGGCAAGTGGGAAAGCCACAATATCTACGCGAAAACGCGCGAGGAATGTAAAGAAAAGCTCGCGGAAATGATTGCAGAGGTTAAGGCGCAAATCAAGGCGGAAAAAGAACGGCTCAAGGCAGAGCAAGAGGCCTGACCAAACGGCACGGATTTTTCTGTGCCGTTTGTACTTGCTATGTGATTTCAAATGTATGCAATAATTTGTATAAATGATTGAATAATGGAGAGATGTGTGTTATAATGTTGACAAGCGTATGGCAAGATTTTTGGCTTGTGTTTCGCAAGCGTTGACTAAAATGGTGGGAGCATTTGCGTCTTTCCATGCTTCGTCGCCTCTTTAATCTCTGTAAATTTCGCATAATGAGTTGCCATACGCTGCTTTTTTTAGGAGATGTCATGTATGACTTTTAAATATGTATGTACCAGAAACGATCTGGCGGATTTATTGGAAATTCCTCATGGCAAGCTGACTCACGTTTTATATGTTGCCAAAGTCGATAGTTTTTATAAAATATTTGAGATCCCTAAAAAATCTGGGGGAACAAGAAAAATCTGTGCCCCGACTGGAGATCTTAAGCAAATCCAGGAAAAACTTTATAGCATTCTTTTACACCATCAACAATTCTTGCGCAAGCAAAACAATATACGCACTAATATTTCACACGCTTTCGAAAAAGGGAAAAGTATCATTACGAACGGCGAGGTGCATAGAAATAAGCGCATAGTGGTAAATATTGACCTGCAAGATTTTTTTGATAGTTTTCATTTCGGTAGGGTTTGTGGTTTCTTTGAGAAAAACCGCGATTTTGCCCTTCCACACGAGTTGGCTATTGTTATGGCGCAGCTAACATGCTATCAAGGTAAACTTCCACAAGGTGCGCCAACTTCGCCTATTATTACAAACTATATCTGTCAAATCTTCGATATGAGGATTATAAGAATTGCAAAAAAATATCATTTGGATTATACCCGATATGCTGATGATTTGAGTTTTTCTACTAATGATAAGAAATTCATTGAACAATGGGAACCTTTCTATAACGAATTAACTCATGAAGTTGAGCGGGCTGGATTTAAAGTCAATACCAAGAAAACAAGCGTTCAATATAGGGATTCACGCCAAACGGTAACGGGGCTAGTAATAAACAAAAAACTCAGTGTTGATCATAGGTATTACAAACAAGTGAGAGCAATGGCTGATTCACTCTATAAAACCGGATGTTTTGACAATAATGGCGTTGAAGGAACAGTTAGTCAGTTGGAAGGAAAATTTGCTTTTATCGATCAATTGGACAAATACAATAACATTAAAGATGTTAGTCAACAGCATTCTGTGTTTTGTCTTAACGGACGAGAAAAACAGTATCAAAAATTTTTGTTTTATAGGTATTTTTTTGCACATGAAAAACCAGTAATTGTTACTGAGGGAAAGACCGATATTAAATATATAAAGGCAGCTTTAAAGAACCTTTATACAGAATATCCTGAACTCATCGAAAAAACACCAGAGGGACACTTTGAGTTCAAAGTGTCCTTTTTAAAGAGGTCAAAGAGGTTCAAATACTTTTTCCATATGAGCCAAGATGGTGCTGATGCCATGAAAAATTTGTACAACTTTTTTTCGGACAAGAATCCAAAGTATACAAATTATTTCAAAGTTTTTAGCGGATGCTCTGATAAGAATTTGTGTAATCCTGTAATTTTGATTTTTGACAATGAGTTGTCTAATAAGTGCAAACCATTACACTCGTTTGTTTCTCACATTGGATTATCATCTTCTGATAAAGATAAACTCAAAGAAGATCTTTGCATGAAAATAATTGATGAGGGCAATTTGTTCTTAGTGACAAATCAATTAGTAGACGGAAAAGCAGAATGTGAAATAGAGGATTTATTCGATGATACTACAAGAAACCATGTTATTGCCGGAAAGACATTTTCATCGAATGACAAAGCGAATAAGGAAAAGCACTATGGGAAAGAAATATTCGCCAATTTCATTCAGTCAAATTACAAAAGTATTAATTTTGATAACTTTAGACCGATGCTTAATAACATCGTAAAAGTAATTGCTGAATTCGCTGGTACAGAAGGATAATATTTGACCCAAAGTAAACAAAGAAAAAGGCTCTGGAATCAAGCAATTCCAGAGCCTTTTTGGTCGGAGTGGCGAGACTCAAACTCGCGGCCTCCGCATCCCAAATGCAGCGCGCTATCAACTGCGCTACACCCCGATAGTTATTAAATTGCGGTCATGTAAGTGGTCAAATCTGTGGTCAAACACAGTTTTGACCGCTATTTTTTGTTTTCCAAACCGCCCAAAAATCGCACGGTTGAAGGGCTTTCGGCGGTTGGCACCGATAAACGTCAGAAATGCCGTCTATGCTCCCAAACCACCCGCGCTCCCAGCTGCGCCACACCCGGATTTATTTAATTTTTGTGATTTCAGTATCTGTGGGATACTATGTGGTCGTTGCCTTATTATAACATAAATTAACGAAAAAATAAAGAGCTGAAACCGCCGTGTGTAAGGCTTTGTTGAGGATTTGCGGAAAGGTCAAAAATGTGTCCGTCTACGCTCCCAAACCGCAAATACAATCTTAAAAACATTCGATAGACACTATACTTTTTTCAATTTTGAGCCACCTACTGAACCACCTTGATTTTAAAATTCAAATAAGCGAGGGGCTAAACTTATATATGCTATTCTTTTGTGTCTGTATCGGTTTTGTTTTCAACTGTATTTTTCAATCGGCGGACGATATTTACAAGGAATTTCGGAATTGGCGTGCCTAACTCCGAGAGATTTTCGAGAATTGAGATTAATTCGTTGATGATGAGCCAAATCGTTACAATTAAACCGCAACAATATGTGACACCTATATTTACATTTGCCGCCGCTAAGCCTGTGCAGATTAAATAATCGACAACACCCGCAACAACCACAAGAGCGAGATAGCTTGCTTTTTTCAAAATCCCGATTAAACCTGTTTTGCTTTTTAATTCACCGTTTCTGTACGCAGATGTCAGTCCTGTAATATAATCAATAAGCATTACAGCGATGAGCACGAGAATTGGGATAAGTAAGATATTAAAATATGATATCAGAGCACCGATAGCTACTGAAACAGCAGCCTGAATAATATTGTCTTTCATAGTTTAGTTATACCTCCAAATCAAGTTAAAGTAAGCTCAATACGGTCAATAGCCTTGCCCTTTGTTCCTGCGTAGCCGTCCTGCTTACTGTCTTTTTCGTCATCGTGCTGCCAATCGTAATAGTCTTCATTAACTGCAGAAACTCTGTATGTAGCCTTATAGTAGCTGCCGTGTGCGGATTTAACATCAGTAGGAGTTGTATAATAAATCTGTACAGCATCAATATCCATTCCGAGAATACCGGCATAGCCGTTTACATCATCATTAAGATTAAAACCTGTAACCCAGCTAAGCCAGTGACCGCCTTTAATATGCACTCTGTACTTAATCTTACCTTTTGTTACTTTGATTGCAAGACCGCTGATTGCCTCGCCGGCAATGCCTGCGAAGTCTGATAAACCTTTTACAGTTGGTAACCACTTACCGCCTGCAAATACGCAATATTCAATCGTAGGTTTATCATCTTTTTCAACTTTTGATTCCTCTTTGCTTTCAGAATTACTCTCAAGTTTATTTAAAAACTGTTCCTTCCACAGCTTGTCCTTTGCTGATGAACCGCACCAAAAGCCCGGGCAGATTTTACCGTTAGCATCATAATGGCGAATTACTTTGTCTTTTTTGATGTTATACTTTTTCATAAGTCGTTGAGCAAGTAAGATTACATTTTCAAGTGTCTTGCCTGTGCATTCTGTTGTTGAACCTGCAATTTCAATTCCGATTGAACGGCAATTAATATCCCAGTCGCCTGCATGCCAAGCAATATTTTTATCAGCGACAGAGCGTACAACCGTTGTATCGTCGACAAAATAATGTGCCGATGTTTCGACTACATTGTTCTTAAAGTAGTTACCGTTGTTTTCTGCTGTGTCGCCGTTGTTGCCAGTGTAATGAATAACAAGTGTATCAATTTCCGAAGATTTTCTTTTGCTCTCTGTGAAATTACCTTTATTGCACCATATTTCTTTAAATTTATACGACATATTTATACCTCCCACACCGCCATAACGGCGTTATAATATTCCTCTGAAAGCTCAGCTTTAAGTATTTCCTTGTCGTTTTCACAATTCATATAAGCGTTGCGAACATTGCCACCGACCTGCATTTCTGTGCCGTCGATAATAACAAACTTCTGTCTTAATACGCTTACACTGTCTTTTGTGAGCATATCGAGTGTGATTTTTTCTTTAAGTTCCATAGAATTACCTCCTACTGTCTGATATATGTAATTGTAAAATTGATTTTCTCGTCCTCTGTAAATTTATCCGTTAACGAGCTGATGTAAAGCCATGAGCCGTCAAGACGGATATTTCTCAGCTTATTTGTAGTTGAGTGCACAGCAATACTCGAAAATCGACTTTCGTTTTTTGCCAGGAAAGGCAAGCCTGCCATCTGAATATACGATTTATCCGCAACAAGTTTTGTAATATTTACCGACACTGTAACCACCTTGCCGTTTTTCACATAGTTAAAAACGCCCTCGTTGCCGTCATAAATCGCCTGTCCGGGTGTAAGACTGCCCGAACCGCTCTCAATATTTGAGCTATCATATTTAGCCGCAAGCGACTTGTCTGTCGCTGTTTTGTTGTCTGTTACGGTCTGACTCAGAGTACTGATTGACTCATCAGCTGAGGACTTATTGTCTGCAATCTGCTTGCTTAGCTGAGCGACTGCATTGTCTACACTGTCTTTATCAGCTTTAAGATTAATCTTCATTGTCACTGTTTCGTCAAGGTCTGTTATTTCATCTTCAAGCTCGGTTTTATCTGCCTTTGCAGATAAGGCTGTGTTAATCGCAATTATTCTCTCACTTAGCGTGTTGATGTTGCCACCCGCAAGCGCTATGTCTATGCTGTTGCTGTAGATACCGTCGTCCATACGATTTAAGTTTGTTGCGTTCAGCGCCGGAACAGCTCCGTCAACCCAATTAATTTTGCTGTAACTCATTTATCTCATCCTTTCCTAAATATTCTGTACCTTCTGCCGTCAGCCTTACTCTCATGCCGTTAGTGCCTTTCAGCGTTCGTTCAAGTATAAAACTGTCGACCGTTTCCGTGTCCGTAAAGCCTGTTTTTATGCTCACCTTGTCGCCACATTCGAGCCACCACCTGCCGTAAACATCAGCTTTAAAAGGCCTGTAAGCATACAAATTGTAAAAGATGTAGTTGTTACCTTTATTATCGTTAAAACTTGTAACAATACCTGCAATGTCGGTACAACACGCAGTAATTATGTTGTCAGATATATACCAACTTTGTTTTTCTTCTTCTGTATGACCGTACGAAAAATAGCTGTCCTTGTTGTACTTAAACTTAACAAGATTAATACTGCGTGTTGTGTATTCCTCAAAGTCGAGGTTGCTGTAGTTGTCAACGACCTCGGTTTTAGGATTTAAAATTTGAATAAACTTTATCTTGCCCTCTCCGCTCATAATTGCAAAACAAGCATTAAGTTCGCAGTACGCACTCAACAAGTCCGCTATCGTGGTTTTGTCATTGAAAACCGATTTTACAAGATCCAATTTCAGCGACAGCTTATTGCTGTCATTAAAGCCTGTAAATTCGTTTTCGTAATCATAATTACTTAAAAAGTTGCCGCAGAGATATACTCTCAAATCATATAAACTTATTTTTGGCGAATAAATCGCAAGGCTTGTAAAGTAGTTGTAAGCGTATTTTTGTGAAGCGAGGTATAAATCGTCATATGCGATAATTTCCTTTACCGCCCTGTTTTTCTGTCTTGATGAGCTGTTGACAGTACCGCAGAATAGCGACACCTCAATAACTCCCGACTGATAACCGCAATATAAATCTGCACTCGGCAATACTGAATACGAGGGAAATAAAAGCCCCTTGCTGTATGACTGTTTCATCATAACTTTAATGCGTTTGCCGTTGAGCTCTGTGTCAACATTTATCACTCTTACAGTAAGCTGACCCGCAATACAGCCGCCGAGTTTAAACTCCTTGCCGTCACTGATTGCCTGCGTAAGTTCAAGACTTTCAGATATAATATTCTCGCCAGTGATGTCTGGAATATCGTCGTCAGGAAAGCTGATAATTATTTCCCTTTGCAAGCTGTCATTGAGCAGTTGCTTTTTGACCTCATCTGTTAAATTTATCATACCGCTCCCCCTTAATACTCAATAAGTTCAATGCTTATCGGGTTGTAGAGAATATCGGTCTTGCTTGCGTCCATAACCGAAAACTCAATATCTGGAATATAGAAATATCCGCTGTCATATGAGTTTGTTTCATCGTTCCAGTAGGTAACATAGCATTTGCGTTGTACTGTGTTCACGATTGCAGAATTAATAATATTCTGCATATTGATTTTCTCGTTCAAGTGCAGAATGTGGGTAGAAAAAGTAATGCTTGTCTTACCTGTCGGCAGTGTTGAACGCTGTAAACCGCCGTTATCGTCACGCTCGGCATCGTTGTCCATACGCTGATCAGGTGTTGACAAATATTCAGCGAAATAGTTATTAGGAAATTCGGTATCTCCGAATTTTAGTAAATAACTTTTATAATTTGACATCCTGCACCTCCTTTACGCAAATGCCGATTTGCCGTTATGGCGGTTTTTATAAAGCTCGTTTTGCTTTACGATTTCGTTAAAAATATCATTGCCGTTAATTTCAGCGACAAACTGATAGTAGTTACCGCCGTTGTTTCTGAATATTACGAACATCTCATACAGCTTTTTAAGATACGACAGAATTTCGCCGAGAATTACCGTATCCTGACCGCCCGAATTGTCGAGCATACCCTGTAACTTGTTAAGCGGCGCAATAACTTCCGGATTGCCCGAATTAGCGCCTGCGTTATCTCCGACTACCGCAAGTGTCGGTGCTTTGACAAGTCCGCCTGTTGCAAGTCGTGGAATGAGAGGCGGATTTTCAGGCATTGAAAAACTCCAATCCTGTCCGATGATAGAACCAATAGCCCCTGCAATTCCGCCGATTGCATCGATAACACCCGAAACAAAGTTATAAATGCCTGTCCACAAACTGTTGATACCGTCAATGATAGCATTTACAATAAATTTGAACACCGCACCGATACCATCCCAAATGCCCTTGAAAAAGTCGTGAATACCTTGCCAAGCCTTTCCCCAGTTGCCCGAAAAAACACCTGTTATAAAGTCAATAAGACCGCCGAACGATTTTAAAATACCGCCCACAACATCGCCTATAACTCTGAATACTGTTTCAAAAATGCTTTGAATATTTCTCAGTACCGTATTAAACACAGGGCCTAATGTATCGCTTATGAAATTCACAAACGGTAAAAGCCAATTATTCCATATTGTTGCAATATAATCGCAAGCCTTGCCAAAAACAGTCCATAACTGTTCAAAAATCGGTTTAAGGCAATCTGTCCATGCGGACTGAAATACTCCGACAATGAAATTCCACGCAGGCATAATCCAATCATTATAAACATTCATAAGCGTTGTGCCGATATTAAGGAACATATCGCACACATTCTGAAAAATCTCAGAACCGCCCTCGCCGTCCCACCAGCCAAGCAGGAAGTTACCGATGTCTGAAAATACGCCGCCCACGAAGTTCATAACATCTGCCATTTGAAGTTGAATATTGTCAAAAAATTCTCCGATAGTTGCACCGTCATTGTCAATCCATTTTACAAGTGATTCGGTAGCTAAACTAAAGCCCTCCGAGAAAATCGTTCCGACCGCACCGCCGAAATCTGTAAAACCGCTGAGCAGATTTGAAATTGCGTCCTCCATTTGTGGGCGAACTCTGTCAACGCTCTGCCCGATGACATCAAAACCCTTTTCAAAGAATGTCGATAAATTATCGTAGCCTTTGCTGAAATTATCGCCAATGGTTGTAATAAAGCCGTTGATTTTATTCTTGTCTTTATCAAGCCATTTTGCAACACCGCCCGTCAGTGTTTGCAGCCGTTTACCGCTAACCTGTACCACTCCGCCGACAAATGAACCTACCGCACCGAATGCAGATTTACCGACCTTTTGCACCTGTGTAAGATAATTTTGAGCTATCGGAACAGAATTTTTGAATATCGACTCACAATTTTTGCCGATAGCTGACCAATCAACCTTATTAATGCCCTTTTGAACATTATCCACAAAGCCTTTAAATCCGCTCTTTTCGTATAGATTTTTAAAAGCACCCGAAACACCGCTGTTTGTGTCTTTAACAACAGTATTTGCGACAGAAGTACCACTGCTTGCCGATGTGCTGCTTGCGGAAGTATCAGAACCGCCGCTATCTGATTTAGTAATAACATTCAGCTTGTCAAAACCTGCAACGCTGTTCTTTGCTTTTTCCGAGCTGTCTGCAACATTCTCTAAAGATTCCGAACTACTTTCAGCCTCACTGCTCAAATTTTCTGCCGAGCTTGCAGCGGCTGAAATGCTGTCAGCCGTATCATCTCCGCCCCAGTTGAACAGCTTTGAAAGTGCATTTATCGCCCCTTTGGCGTACTCTGTAAGTTTTGTGATAGCTGATGACAACTTTTGCACAATGTTAGTTGCTACTTGAAGAATAGGTTTACCAATAACCGCAAGCAACTGATTCCAACTCTCTTTTAAGTTGCCTGTTACATTCTCCCAACCGTCTGCTTCACGGCTTGCCTGTCCCATAGCACCCGAAAGCTGATTAGCGTCCTTGACCATTTGCAAAAGCGTGAGCTGTTTCTGCGATTCCGACAAATCCGTAAATGACTTGCCATACAGCTTATTAGCCGCTGCGTTTCGTGTTGTTTCTGTACAAGACAGACCAAGTGCGGCGTCATTTTCAAAGTTACCTTTAAGAAACGACTTAAGACTTTCTGCGGTATCTTCAAGCGAACGGTCGTAATATGCCGCACTGTCGGCTGTTACCTGTAAAGCCTCTTGCATCATATTAAGAGCATCTGCACTGTCCATACCCGTAGTTTTTGCAAATGCATAGATACTTGTACCCACACCCTGCAAGCGTGTTTTCAAAATACCGCTGTTTTTAGATACCGTAGCAATAGCACTTTCAGCCTGTGACTGCATTGAGCCAAATGTTTGCTCAAACTGCGAATTTGCGGCATTAACCTCTGCCGCCGATTCAATGCACTGCTGACCGAATTTCTTAACAGCGGCAACCGAAAAAGCAGCCACAACCGCTGTACCGAGTTTTTTTAACTTAGCAGACATCTTATTGCTTACGCTGTTTGCCTGCTCCTGCACTGCATTAAGCGATTTAGAAAAGCCTTGCCTGTTCAGTACAAGATTTAAGCCGATTTCGCCAACTGTAGCACTCATTTCTCACACTCCTTTCGATATAAAATAAAGGGCGTAGCAAATGCGACACCCTTGTGGTATAAAAACAGCGCACACCCGAAGATGTACGCTGTATAATTTGATAAAATTTTAGCCACCCCGTTTGGAGTGGCTTTTACAATGTTATAATACTTAACATTTATTAAATATTATCAAAAATATACACAAAAGTCAAGAATTTTATAAAAATAAACAAAATTGTATGCAACATTTACATATTTGCAAATATCATTTCAAAGTCATGCAAGGCTGTGTTTATGTCAGCCTGCGTGCGTTTATTTGCTGTGCGTGAACGCCACTTGTTGCGTATTTTATGTTGAGATGATGTAAAGTTCTTCAAAACATTTTCATCGTTCTCAAGGCGAATTTGAGCCGTTCTCGCAAGAGGCGTGTCAGCTCCCAAGCCACACAGCAGGGAGCTGAACTCCGCCCAAGTCATCTTTTTAAAATCTTCGGAGTAAATGCTCACCCCGTACTCTGACTTAAAACTCGATACGATTAAATCGAAATCATCTATTAAGTCGTAGCCGGGGTCTGAATTTCCCCCTCGCTGTCATTGTCTGCGATAAGCTCTGTTGCAGTCTTAATAACAGCTGAGAGGTCGGCAAACGAGAGATGAAGTTTTGCAATCTTTTCTCTGTTCTCCTCGTCAAAGAGAAGCTCAAGCGCAGATAAAAGGTCAGAGCTTGACACACCGTTCTCGCTGTCGAAAAGAGCAATAGCCTTGATAAAAGAAATTGCGTCGTTGTTGACCTCAATTTCAGTGCCTTTAATTACGAGCTTAGGTCTTTCATCAAAATTAAGCTTGTTTGTAATATCAATGATTTTTGACATTCTTTATACCTCCTTAGGCTGCAGGTGTGTATTCGGGCTTGCCGTTTGACATAACCTCAAATTCAAGAGGTGCAACACCTGTGCTTGCGCCTGCGCCGTTTGCTGTTACAGAGATAACAGCATTCTTGAAGAGTACGCTTGCACCGTTCGGGAAAGTCCACTTAAACGGAAGTTGTGCGGCTGTGCCGTTCTTAAACGCAAGCTCTGCGATTTCATCGTTGCCTGCGTCACCGATTGTACGTTTGCCCTTTACAGAGATTGTAACGCTCTTGGCTGTCATAAGTCTTGACTTCCAACCCTCGTTCTCAAACGCTGTCCATTCCTCAACGCCGTTGTCAAATGCAACCGAAAACTCCTCGCAATTTGCGATTGCTGTTGTGGCGGTGTCTGTACCTGCCTTACCTACCGCAAACTGATTTTCATAACATGGATAAACTCCACTTGATACTGCCATAATTATTTACATCCTTTCATAATAAAATTTAACTTCAATGACTTGCTCATAAACGCCCTTGTCGTCTGTGCCTACATCGACAGGCTCGGGTGTGAGCAGTTCAATCATATAAATTGTGTGTTTGTTGATTTCAACATCTTTTACACTGTAAAGCGTTTCAAATAAACTGCGTGCCTGTCGCTCTGTTTCATTTGCGTTGTTGTTCCAATGCAAGAGTAAAGACACGCTGATTGTGTTGTATGTACTCTCGTCACCAATCGCCCTTACAGGCGCACCCGACTGCTTGAGAGAGTACACACCGAGGGACTCATCTTGTTTGTTATCGAGTTTACCGATGTAGTAATGCTCTGCTTTAAAGACAGTCTTTAAAAAGTCCCTTATGTCAGATAAATAAATCAAAGTCCTGCCTCCTGTTTGTAAAATCGTGCAAATGCCTTTTGACAAAAGTTTTGTCGTGTACCGCCCTTGAGCCAAGGAATGAGCCACTTACCACCTGCCGCTATGTTTTCATCTCTGCTGAAATTATATTCAGGGTGAAAATACAACCGTCTGGCATACGGTGTACTTGATACGATTTTTGTTTCCCCATTCGCAAGGTTTGAGTAGTCGGCAAATGTGCTTTCGTTCTGCAAATTACCTGTATCAAACGGCATTACTTGCGTGTTTTTAATCTGCGTAAGCAATGCGTCTGTGGTATTGTGCAATGCCGTCTGCTGTGCTTTATCAAGCTGCTTTAATAAAGGCAAATTCAGCTTGATTTTTGATGTTACAGAAAAGCTCACTAAATCACATCCAATTCCGTAAAATTCACTGTGCCGTCAGGGTTGCGGTGTTTAATACCTTGTACGATGTTACGCTTTACTCCGTCAAGCACTACAAAGCCTGCGCTCAAAGTCGGGGTGTCGGGAGCAATGTCACCGTCAAAAAGCAGCACTGCAGACACCTGCACGATTTTCTGTTCTTTTGTGTATATGGTCTTTGCTTTTGACTGCATATTGCAATGAGCATTACCCGCAAACAAATTAATGTTCGGCAATAAGGTGTCTGACGGGTATATTTCTCCGCAGCGAAAGGCAACAACAGGAGAGCCGTCCTCGGAAACACCCTCATCGTAGATTGTGACCTCGACAGGAGTTTTACAGAACTGCTTTTTTACAAGTGACGGAAATTTCAAAACATATCACCTCATATTGCAGGATAACAAAGCCCTGTTGATTTAAGCAGAGAGTAAAGGTCCGCAGGAATTGCCACACCGCTTATGCACATCAAATTCCAACTTGCGCCAAACTCCATACCCACACCGTTGATGTTGTAATTTTTCAGATAGGAAGAAATCATATCGGCATTTTCTTCTTCAAAAGCAGTAAGTCTGCTATGCACTCTGCTGATGATTCTCTTCTGCATTTCCGAAAGTTTTTCAAAATCAATGCGGTTAAAGGTCAGAATGTCGATGTGCTCGGCGGAGATAATGCTGTTTTCATCTCCGCCCTGCTGTTCGATGTAATCCGCAAACATAGATTTACTCCTTTGTGTCTGATTTGATATTCTCTTTAAGTTTTTTGTTTTCGGCTTTGAGCTTTGAATTTTCTTTCTTCAAAGTATTGTAATCATCAACAGAAATTTTCTTGCCTAAGCCGTATTCTTTGATTTCACCATTGTCGTCCTGAATATCATAACCACGAGATACATAAGTCTTAGCTTCCTCATCTGTATTGACTGTATATGACTTATTGTCTTTAATTGCTTTCATTTTTGCTCACCTCGCTTTAAGCCTCTGCGTGAATGATTACGCCCTGCTTCATAAGTTCATCAATGGCAAAAGTACCATTGACTTTTCTGTTCTGATATATATAATTATCAGCTGTTCGGCTGTCAGAACGCGGAGTATAGACATTGATATATGAATACTTAACTCTTGATACCTGTGCTTCCGGGTCAATAAGAATATAGTCAATCTGCTTAGCTGAACTGTCAGCAACACAACCGTTTGTAAAATCAAACAAAGACTTCATTCTTGAGCTTGGCACTTCTACAATCTTATCAATATCATCGACGGAACGAACACGGCGGTCAATGCCCTTTGCGGAACTGATTTCAAGTGTTCTCTGAATACCCTCTGCATTCTTCAAAAGCTTTTTGTACTGTGGTGTCGCATAAAGAATAACCCTGTCGAGCGGTACACCCGCTTCGGCAAAAGCCTCAAGGTTATCATCAAAATCTGCAAGCACATTCGCCGCAGTTAATGCAGTAGTTTTTACTGTTGCACCAACTCGCTTAGCTTCTGTATAAATCTTGCTGTAAGTATAACAGTCGAGTTCAGGTATAGCCTGTGTTTTTTCAAAGCGTGTCTGAATATTTGCGATAGTTACTACCATATTTGTTTCGTCAACATCAATAGGGTCGATAGCAAACTCAATATCTCTGTCGTGGTCAAGGGTTTTGGTTTCGTAACCATTTGAATATGTACCCGAATTAAAACCGCCTGCACCTCGTGTATGGTCTTTATAACCGCTGACCGAGAGTTTCGGGATTTTAACATCCTTACCGTTGATAATCTGAATGTCAGAGTTTGAGTGGTAAAGGTCATCACAAGTAAGGGCTTGACCGTACAATTCTCTTAAAACATTACTGAAAATAGTTGCGTATTCTAATACTGCCATAATTATTTACCTCTTTTCTTACTTTTTCGATTTGATGCCGAAAATTCCTCTTAAGGCATCTTCTGTTAAATTTTTGTTGCCGTTACCGTCACCGCCGATTTTCTGAACACCGCCAGCGTTTTCGCTTGCTTTTGCTTTGAGTGCAGGAATATCGTCAAGCACTTTCTTAACCGCCTCGGTCAGCTTTTCTGCATTGATTTCGCCGTCTGCCGTTACAGCCGAAAAGTCTGCCATTTTGAGTACATACGGAATGCTTGCCACATCTACGCCCTGTTTTACGGCTTCGAGGGTTGCCGACTGATTGACTTCTGCCGTGAGCTTTGCGTTGTTTGCGGATTCAACTTCCGACTGCATTTTTGCAATGTCGGGTGTGTTCTTGGCTTTCTGCTCCTTAAAAGCACCGATTGCCTGTTTCATCTCATCTGCTGACAATCCTTGCTCCTTGAAGTATGACTTTAAAACCGTGTCCTCTGTCACGCTCTGTTTGCCGTTAATAAGACTTGCAAGCTTGTCATAGTCAAATGTAGGTGCAGGGTTGCCCTGCGGTGTCGGCTGTGGTTCGTTTGGGTTAGGTGTTGGGTTATTTTCTGCCATATTTTATCAATCCTTTCAGTTATCGGGTGTCTCCCGTAATCAGTTTATAGAGTGTCTCTCTGTTTCAGTTTTTCTCGGTGTCTCCCGTAGTTTAGCGTCTTCGGACAATAAAAAAGCACCTGTGCAGTCACTCACAAGTGCGTTTTAAGCTGTTTTTGTTGTCTTTCTTTTCGGCTTTTCCGTCGCGTTTGGCTTATTTTCCGTAGCGTTGGACTTAACCTCTGTCGCAAAACCACCGTCAATGAGTTCCTTTGCTCTCTGCTCGGAGCACTCAAAAACTTCATTAATCGGTCTGTTAATAAACCCCTCGGTTTTATCGTTGAACGATGTAATTACTCTTACTTTCATTTTGTCACCGCCTTTCTGATTTTTGGTATTAAAAAAAGCACTCAATCCGATTGATTAAGTGCTTTAATTGGTTATTGAATTTTTAGTATAACAAACCCTCTCTTGTTACGGAGCGG